GACGTCGACGAGTTCCGGCAGCAGGCTGCGGACGCGCTCGGCGTCGAGGCGCCCGGGCTGGCGAAGCTGCGCCGGGTCTCGCCCCGCGCCGTGCTGCAGATCGTTCTGCTCGGCCTCGCCGCGTACGCGATCCTCAGTGCGGCCGGCGACGTGAACTGGTCCGAGTTCACGTCGACGCTCGGCGACGTGACGTCAATCGAATCGGTCGCCTCGATCGTCAGTTTCTTGCACTTGAGGGTAAACTCCTCGCACTCGATCTCGACCTTCTTGCACTTGAGCACCACGACTTGCTCGTTTTTCATCGTGAACGTGGCACCTTCATGCGTGTAGAGGGCGACTTCGCCCTCCTCGAGGTCGCGCACGCGATAGCGCCGGTCGGCGACCGTCGTCACGACGACGTGATCGCGATTCCCGCCGATCGAGTGCCCGACGAGCTCGGCGCCCTCGAGCGGCCGCGCGGTGAAGCCGTAGGGCTCGAGATGCTCGACGTTATCCTTGGCCTCGTTCGAGAGCAGGCTCATTTGCAGGCGTTGCGAATAGGTCGCGCTATTCGAGCGCGTGACGAAGCCGCGGACGATGCCCATATCGACGCGCGAGCGCGTATCGTCGGTGACCTGACTCATGAGCCCGGGAACCTGTAGCCACTCGCAAAGGGCCCGACGGCGTCGCTCGCCTGTCCGGCGCTCTTCCAGAAATTTGCTTTCGTGTCCTGATCGGCGCCGCTCGCGGGCTTGTTCGCCGCCCGAAGATCGTCCGCCGACGGGAGGAAGGCGTCGACGAGCGTCAGGCTGAGCGTCGTCCGCCGGCCGTTATCGTCCATCGAGAATTCGACCGCCGCGATGCAAAGCTCTTTATCGACGCCGAGCCATGGCGCCGTGATCGCGACCATGTCGCCTTCGTGCCAGAGCGGCCCGCCAGGCGTTTGGTGCCAGCCCTGCACGGTGACCTCGGCTTTCTGCGATTTCCCGACGCGGCGCCGCATTTCGTACAGCGCGCGTTGCGCCGCGTCGGCCTCCGTCATCGCGTTATCGCCGTAGACGATTAGCGGTCGGTATCGCCGGACCGCTTTGTCGGTGGCACTCCCGCTAACGGAGACGGCGGTGTCGCCGGGTCCGCCGGCCTCGACGTCGTCGCCGCCGCCGTCGATGTCGCCGAGGTCGACGCGGGCGCCGCGGCGCGCACTACGACCGTTCCCTGGCGGATCAGCCTTAGGCCACTCGTCGGGATTATCGGCGGGCTGTTTCTGGCCCTTGAAGGTATAGGTGGAAAACCGATCGGACCAATCGAGCTCGGCGCGTGCGGCCAGAATGTTCTTGCCCTGGACGAGCGCGCTCGCAGCGCGATTTTTGCCAGGGCGATCGAAGAGGAGGGAGCCCTGTGGAGTATCCCGGACCAAAACGCCCTGCACTCGGGACAGCCGCTCAACCGTTTCATAGCCGGATTCTCCTTGCTGGAGTTGCACGTCGCGCGCCTCGCCCTCGGGCCCGCGGAAATCGACGCTGAGCCCGTAGGGCTTCGCGAGCCGGCCCGCGAGCTCTTTCAGGTTGACGCCCTTGAACTGGCCGCCGTCGACGTCGGCGCTCGATTGGAAGAAGTCTTGTGTCTTCGACGTCCCGCGGACCTCGACGCGATGGCTCCGGGAGTCGAAACTCGGCGAGAAGGCGTCGACGAAGCCGGTCAAGACGAGCTCGCCGTCGAGGAGGACCTCGACCGGATCGCCCGGCGTGATCCGCCAGGGTTGCGCGCGGCCCGGCCAGCGTTCCGACACTTCGCATTCAAAGGTCGACGCGGCCGCCTCGACGTCGCGCCGGATCCGCATTGGGAGCCAGCCGCCGAAGTCGGTTCCTTTAATCCGCAAGACGAGGCCCGGCGCCGTCGGGATCGGTTTCGTCGCGCTCATATCGCCGCCACGACGCCGGTGAGGGGGAGGAAGCCCGGATGCACGGCATGCACGCGCGCGACGAGCTCGGGCGCCCGTTCCGGATCCTGATAGAGCCGGTGCGCCAGCACGCGCGACGCCGTCGGCCGCATGGTGACGTATTCCCGGAGCGGGCGGAGCGTCGCGCCGCGGCGGGCGAGTTGGCGGATAATCGTCGCCCGGAAGAGCGCGAGCGGCCGTGACACCTCGGCGGTCGCCGCGACGGCGACGGAATCGAAGAGCTCGAGGACGTTCGCCCGGAGGCCCGCGAGCTCGGCATAGGAGGCGAGCGGGATAACCGCAATCGGTGCGGCAAGGTAGGCGACGGCGGTTTGATTGATGAGCCGCTCGAGCGCCGCGGTGTTTGCCGCCAGTTGCGCCTGTGCCGGCGTGAGCGCCGCGCCGAGCGCCGGGACGGCCTCCGCCGCGCGGCCACGGTGCGGCGCCGGCGGCGCCGGCGCCGCCGGCGCGCTCGAGGAGAGTTTCATCGTCCCGAGCTTGTCGAGGTACGTCAGCGCCTTCCGGCCGTAGCCGGCGTATTTCGTCACGACGTCCTCGCCGGCGACCATGCCGATTCCTTGGCGCACAAAGCCGGAGACGGAGCCGGCGGAGAGATCCGCCGGGAGCCCATTCATGAGCTTGCCCAGTTGGCCCTTGTTCGCGCCCATGAGCCCGAGCTCCCCGGCGAAGCCCCCGATCTCCTTGAGCGCGCCGACGGAGACCCAGTCGGGGAGCCCCGCCCCGGCCGCCTTCCACGCCGAGCTAAACGAGCTCGCGGCCCCGCCGAGGACGCCGCCGGACGCCGCTTGCATGGCGGCCCCGGGTGCCTGAATCGGGTCGGGCGCGGCGGTCTCGCTCGACTCGGAGATCGCGAGGTCGAAATAGGCGATCCCACCCTCGTCGTCGCTTTCCCGGAGCCGGTAGCCGTCGAGTGCGACCGTCAGTTGCCCGAGGTAGGGATGCACCAGCTTTGCGGGCCCGGGCGCCTCGCAGGCCGCAATCATGCGATCGCGGGCGCCCATGTACTCGTCGCCGATCACGTAGACGCGGAGCGCATAGCGCCGGATCGCGCGGCCGAGGTCCTCGTTAAAGGGGAGGTCCCGGAGGGGATACTCGAAGTGTTGCCAGCGGCGGCCGCCCTCGAGGCCCGCCTCGTCGATATAGAACGGCACGCCGCGGAACGAGCCTTTTTGCAGCCGCCCACGCCACGCCGCCGGCGCCGGCGCGTTCGGCCCGCCCGAGACGGCGCCGGTGCCCGCCGGCCGCGGATCGGAGTCGAAGAAGCCGACCGGCCACGCGATGGCGCCGCGGACGGAGCCGGCGAGGTCGGTCACGGTGCCCCAGAGTCCCGCCATTACTTGTTCCCCGGTTGCAGTTGCGGCATCGAGTGCCCGGTCCGGCTCGTCGTCGCCTTGACGCCGTTCCCGCTCGAGCTCGCCTTCGTCGTCGTCCCGGGCGGGACGTTCGCGAAGTCGACGTTGACGTTGACCTGGCCCTCGGGCGGGAAGGCGTAGCCGCCCGCAAACGGCCCATACATGCCGGCCGCGGCGGCGACGGGCCCGCCCACGGCGGCGGCGCCCGCGGGCGCCGCGGCGAGGAGGCCCCCGGGGAGGAGGCCCCCCGCGGCCCCGGGCGGCGGTAGCAGCGCCGCGCCGATCTGCCCGAGCGCCGTCGCGAGGTCGGGCCCGACCATGCCCATGCCGACGCCGCCGAGCGGAAATTGCATGATGCCCGCGAGAACCTTAAAGATCGGATTCGCGACGACGGCCTCGATTTTCCCGAGGATTCTGTCGAATGTGCCGCTCACAAGCGTCTCGAGGCCCGACAGTGCAGAGCTCCAAGCCGCGCGAATCGTGTCCCAGACGACGCGCAGCCGCGCGGCGCCGCGTTCGATCCGCCGAAAGACGGGTTGAAGCTGCGTCGCTAGCCAGACGACGACGTCATAGACCGCCGTGAGCGCGTCGCGGATCGGCGCCGGGAGCGACTGCCAGATGGCTTGCGCCGTCGTGACGATTGCCTGCCATTTGGCGCGGAGCCACGACGTCAACGCGCTCCATTTCGTTTGGATATAGTTGCCAATCGCGTTCCACGTATCGCGCCAGAGCCGGTCGACGGTACGACCGATATCGCGGGCCCAGTCGCTAATCTGCGTCCAGCGCGCGCGGAGCCGCGGGCTAATGTCGTCCCAATTCTGATAGATCTTGTAGGCGACGAGGCCGATCGCGCCGAGCGCGAGGAGCGCGAGTGTCACGG